TGGAACTGGTATACATCAGGTCCAAGACAACGTTTACAACCAGGCGGACGTATCGTGGTTGTAATGACAAGATGGAATACCAAGGATCTAACTGGACAATTAATCAGGGCTCAGGGAGAAGATGATTCTGATCAATGGGAAGTTGTAGAACTACCAGCGCTATTGCCATCAGGTAAACCAGTGTGGCCAGAATACTGGACGTCTGAAGAATTAGAAAAAACTAAAGCATCTATTCCAGTTTCAAACTGGAACGCTCAGTATATGCAACAGCCAACAGCTGAAGAAGGTGCAATATTAAAACGAGAGTGGTGGCAAAACTGGGAAGGACACAACCCACCTCGAGTCGATTATATTGTGCAAAGTTATGATACAGCATTTTTAAAAAAAGAATCAGCCGACTTTAGTGCGATAACAACATGGGGAGTTTTTGAGGATGAAGACAAAGGTTACAATATTATCTTACTCAATGCATTTAAAGATAGGTACGAGTTCCCTGAATTACGTCGCGTGGCTCATGAAGAGTATCTATATTGGCGGCCTGATATGGTCTTAATCGAGGCTAAGGCTTCAGGAATACCATTAACGTCAGAATTGAGAAGAATGGGAATTCCAGTAATTAACTTTACACCGAGCCGTGGAAATGATAAACAAGCGAGAGTAAACTCAATATCTCCGCTTTTCGAAAGCGGTAAGGTATATGCTCCTATGCATGAGCACTTTGCACAAGAAGTAGTTGAAGAATGTGCAGCGTTCCCGCATGGTGATCACGATGACTACGTTGATAGTACAACACAGGCATTGATGAGAATACGACAGGGCGGACTTCTACCTCATCCAGAAGATGAAAAAGAAGAGCCGACTGAACCAAGACAACTGGAGTATTATTAGTATGGAATTTGAAAACTACGAAGATGTAATCGACGCTTTTGAAAGAGACAACATGGGCTATGATACTTTAACTGATTACATTAGAGGTCAAAACATTAAGCTTAAAGGCATATCATTAGATGAGGCCGGAACAGATTCTACATTTCTTGGAGACGAGCCACCAAAACGATCAGGCATTATGGAAACTGATGAAGCTAAAATGATGATGGCAGAAGCTCCAATGGCAGCTGGTGCTGATGACAGAGATCCTTTCCTAGTTGAAGAGTATGAAAAATATATTTTTGATATGATGGAACAAGGTTTACAACCAATGTCTTTTGAAGAATTTAGAAGAGAAGCTATGGCTGGCATGGCAAAAGCTCAACCAAAAGAAATAGAAGAAATTAAAGAGAAAAAAGTAATATCTCTAGCAGGCGGCGGAATATCAGAATTACTGGAGGCCTAGTATGGCCACTTCTTTTAATAGAAATCCTTTAGGTAGTAATCAATATATACTTAGAACAGACGAAGAGATACAAGCTATCATAGATAGCTATCCTGATAACTGGACTAAAAAAGATTTTAGAGGCGAAGGTAAATTAAATAAAATAAAAATCTTAACTCGTAAAGAAACAGAAAGACCAAATTTAAATTTTAAGTTTACAGGTAAAAGAACTTTTAAAGAACCTAATATAGAAAATATTAAAAGAACCCAAAAAATAAAACCTGCGCAAGGTGGAGAGATATCTATTAAAGGTGGCAAAGAAATAGGAAAAAATTTTAGTCATATATTTCCTATTATTGAAAGTGCTCCTCCAGGAACAAAATCAACTGGTGTAATTGATGCAAAAATGAATAGAGCACTAGAGGGCTACAATAAAGTTGCACAAAAAATTGCAGAAGATCAAGAGCTATTAATTAAAAATAAACCAGAGGGTTATAAGAAAAAAATACTAGAATTAAATGCTTTAGCAAAAAAGAATACTGAAACAGCTGTTAAAAATTTAGGAAAAGATTTTAAAGGAACTATTGGTCATTTTAGAGTTGATCCTGACACAGGAGAGTTTGTTAAAAAAGGCGGTAACTTTAAAAAAACTTTTGCTGGTATAGAAGGTGAAGATAAAATTTTTAAAGACATGACAGGAAAAGAAAGAAAAACTTTTGAAAGAAAAATTTCTAATCTTGAAAAATTAAAGACTATTCCTGAGATCACAACTGCATCTAAAATAGATAGACCAGAAAAAGCTTTGTTGAAAGAAGACTTTAAAGCATTCTCTTCTAGAATAAAAAATTATGATAACTTAGATCCAACAACTTATCCGTCTAAAACTTATGTTCGTGATGAACTTAAAAAAGTTCCGGTCAATGCACCCGTAAATCAAACAATAAAAGATTTTGATATTCCAAAAGGCACAATATTAAAAGGTCTTGCAAAAGGCACACTTAGAGCTGTTGCACCATTCGTTCCATTTGTTGGAGCGTTAGGTGTTGCACTTGGGGTATCTGATGTTGCAAAAGCAAAAGACGAAGGGCTAGAAGGAGAGGAGCTTGGAGTTGCATATTTAGTTGGACCAGAGCTAGCTAAAAAATATTCTGATTTTAAAGATAGAAACTTAAATGTAGAAACCGAATCAGAGGGGATCATGGGACTTTGATGATAAAACGATTAACTAGAACAATACCACCACTTAGAGGACCAGACCCACAAGGGTTGAATGTTCCATATAAACCGACTATAGTGGTTCGGAACTCGGAGAAAATAAATGGCAGAAATAGACAAGGCTCTTCCAAACGTAGAGCAAACAATAAAAACGCCTAGTGAAGAAGAACTTCAGGTAGCGACAGAACAAAATATTCAGGAGCAAGTTGGTCCAGAAGATGTAAAAATCGAGGAGCAGGAAGATGGCTCTGTTGAAATTAATTTTGATCCTGAAGCAATTAATCAGCCAAATACCGAAAATCATTTTGACAATCTAGCAGACTTATTACCAGAAGAAATCCTTGGTAGACTTGGATCTGAGATTTATGAGAATTACGAAAATTACAAAACATCTAGAAGAGATTGGGAACAAAGTTATACAAAAGGTTTAGATCTTCTAGGATTTAAATATGAAAATAGAACACAACCATTTCAAAATGCAAGTGGTGTAACACACCCTGTTTTAGGGGAAGCTGTTACACAGTTTCAAGCACAAGCTTACAAAGAATTACTTCCAGCAAATGGACCAGTGCATACTCAAACTATGGGTGCACCGAGTAGACAGAAAGAAGATCAATCTGTTAGAGTAAAAAATTTCATGAACTATCAGCTCATGAATGTGATGAAGGAGTATGAACCCGAGTTCGATCAAATGCTTTTTTATCTCCCTCTTAGTGGCTCTGCTTTTAAGAAAGTCTATTATGACGAGCTCTTAGGCAGAGCTGTTTCTAAGTTCGTACCCGCTGATGATTTAATAGTTCCATACACTGCAACATCTATCGAAGATGCAGAGGCAGTTGTGCATAAATTAAAAATGTCAGAAAATGATTTAAGAAAAAAACAAGTGTCAGGTTTCTATAGAGATATAGAAATAAATCCTGGATACAATCAAGAAACAGACGTAGAGAAAAAAGAAAGAGAGTTAGAAGGTGTTAAAAAAACAAGAGAAGATAATATTTTTACTATCTTAGAATTCCACATGGATTTAGATCTAGAAGGATTTGAAGACAAGGATAACGTTGGTGATATGACTGGAATTAAACTTCCGTACATTATTACTTTAGATGCAGGTAGCAGAGAAGTATTATCTATTAGAAGAAACTATCAACCTAATGATCCGTTAAAAAAGAAAATAGAATATTTTGTTCATTTTAAATTTTTACCTGGTCTAGGGTTCTACGGTTTTGGTTTAATCCACATGATTGGTGGTTTATCTAGAACTGCAACTAACGCATTAAGACAATTAATTGATGCAGGTACATTTTCAAATATGCCTGCAGGTTTTAAACAACGAGGTATTCGTGTAAGAGACGAAGCAAATTCTATCCAACCTGGAGAGTTCAGAGATGTAGATGCACCTGGTGGAAACATCCGAGACGCATTTATGCCCTTACCATTTAAAGAACCATCACAGACTTTATTGCAGTTGATGGGGATTGTAGTTCAGGCAGGACAACGATTTGCCGCCATAGCTGACATGCAGGTCGGTGACGGCAACCAACAAGCAGCTGTTGGTACGACCATAGCTCTCTTAGAACGTGGTTCCAGAGTCATGTCAGCCATACAC